CATTTACGCTTACCGAAAGCGGTGGAAGCTTTCCTCTTAATCAAGTTGACAACGCTATTGCAGACACGAACCCTGGAGCTTTAGCCATTACAGTTACAAACCATGGCGCTAGTCCGGTCACTTGGAATAGTAAAACTTGGAGTATAACAGTAACCGTTACAGGCTCTATTTCAGCGGCATCTATAGCGCAATTCCTTTCCTGGCAGACCGCCCAAGACTCTTACTCGCTAGGTGGAGGAGTTCACAACATGGCTTGGCCAGCGATGGTAATTGCTGTTGGAACTAACTTTGAAACCGCACGAGGGCAGCTCTTTGGTTCCGCAGGAGCAACTCTCAAGGGAGTTAGAATCGTCGATGGCTCAGGAAATGAGGTTCCAGGCTTTGCTCGTATGCAAGCCGATGATGGAACATACTATAGCCCTGCGGCTTCATACACTCTTACAGTTTCTAACATCGTAACAAACTCTAGGTTGCTACTAAGAAGAACTGATACACAGGCAGTTATTTCTAATGTAGCGGTTACGACAGGAACCTTTACCTACAGCTACACTCATACTTCTGACATCCCTGTAGAAATTGTTGTTAGAAAAGCAACCACAGCTCCTTTCTATCAAGAATGGCGCACGACTACGACTTTGAGTAACTCAAATAACAATCAAACGGCTAATCAAATTTTGGATACATAGAGAGGATTTATGGCAATAGTAGATGATTTTAGTATTAGCGCAACAGGAGACATACGACATGTTTCCGGTACAACTATATACTCAGTTCTCGCCCTGCACTCTTGGTTGCAAGACCTTGCAGACGATGCGGCTGCGAGCGGTAATGACCTACTCGACATCCTTGCGCCCAACCCGTCCAGGCTAGACGGTCCTCGCGATGCGGCGGTAGCTTCTCGTCTTAACCTTCTGACCTCTGGCGCAGTCGCATTTAACATTGACGATGATGCCGCTCAATATATCAACTTCGGTTCAATTAAGCAGGATAGCGCTAACGTTCAATATTCTGGATTAAAAACTATCGGAGGTATCGTCGCAGCATCTCCAGTTTATGTTGTTCAGAATGGCAGCAAGATCACGAAGTTCTGGGCAGATGGTCACGTTCAGATTCTGGTAAAAGTTAAGACTGGCGGTACTTTAATTGCAGCAGGAGACGTAACGGCTTTTTCGCGCAAATGGGCGCAAACCTATTCGCACTTTGATGTAAACTTGGCAGCGGGCGGCGAGACTTCAGCAGCTCTTTCAACTGCCGTTGATTCTGCAATTACCCTGACAGAGGGGCAGGCAGCATTATTGTCAAGTAAAGTAACAGTCACTTTTGGTGATACTACTCAAGACCTTGGAAACGGAAACGGTTCTAAACTTTACAAGGGGACGATAGCTTTATCCAGCGGTTGTACGCTTCAGGAGGCTTATCAGTACCTCCAATATCTGACCAGGGAAACCAGCTCTGCTACTCTTAACAGCATCCCAGGATGGCGGTACAGGGTTCTTAACTCAGCATACACAGAGGTACCATCAGCGCCTTTTGGTACTTTTGCCGGAGGTACTTTCTTCGTAGCGCAAGGCTGGTACTTGTCTGGAGTACTGCCAGCAGAATCGACTCGCTATCAGCTAATTGCTCACGACGGCACAACTCAAGTACCGCCTACATTTGCAACGATTACAGTCGGAAACCTCGTCAGTGGCGACCGTGTTCTTGTTGCTCGTGACAATGGCAGTGGAGACATTCTAAAAGATGAATACACTCCAGTAGCCGCAAGCTCTGGAGCTACGTCACTGACTATCGTAGAGTCGATAAAAGCAGATACGCCAGCCAGTGGAGTTATTCGCATAAAGAACAAGCGCTACACTTACGCTTCTTACACAGCGGGAACAAAGACGTTCAATACTCTTTCTCCAGCTTTAAGTGAGAATATCGTAACGGCCGATGATGTGTTTGTACCGTATATCGACAAAGCGACTACAACGACAAGCGAGAGTTCTTCGTTTACATACGCCAGCAACTTTAACTGTAGAGTAGATGTTCGTAACGGTTCTGGAGCTTCTCCGATCATCCCGTTCACAACTACTATCTCAGTGACTAATGCCGGAGCTTCCGTAAACGCTTCAAGAAACAGTGATGTATAATGAGTTATTACGTTGCACCGTTCACCTTCAACTTCCAAACCAATCTTATTGAGGTTGATTCTGGAATCGTAGATGTCGACTGCAACGTACTTTATGATGCCATTAAGCTGGCCCAGTGGTCAGAGGAAGGAATTATTTATGCCAGAATCGGAAAAGGAGCAGGGCTCGACCAGCTTGGTCCAGGTGTACAAGTCGGTATCACCGTCGAACTATTGGGGTCGTGGCAACTTAAATTTCCAGCAGGGAACTACGTCGCCCGCATCGCAGGAGGAAACCTCATCGGTGGCCCAGGAGGAGACCCCATCGCTTACTCAGCCGGAGTCCAAGCCCTCCTAATTCAGAGTGCTAACGCTACGGTAGTAACAGCTAGTGGAAGTATCCCTACTGCCGTAGAAGTAGCAGATACAGTATTACGACGTTCTACCACTAATATAGAAACTAGCGGAACTGGCGACACGTTAAACATTCGCTCGCTTTATGGATTGATTGCACAAGGAGTTCACAACACACAGGTAAGCGGAAATACTTTAACTGTAACAAAATCGGATGATACTACTGTATTGGGAACCCGTACGGTAACAACAGACGCATCAGCTCAACCGATAACAGGAATTGATAGTGATTAACGGAGGATTCCAAAACTACCTACATTTAATGTATGGCTTGCCAAACGGCTTTATTCAAGCCAAGGCGCAGGTTGATACATCCGATATTCTTGATCGGGGGTTAAAAAAACGACGCAAATTTAAGAGCGAAGAAGATTTACTAGAAGAGTATTTAGCAGCTCAAATTTTAGCTGGAAGAAAAGAGGAAGCGCTTGCAGCAAAAAGAGCAGCAGAAGAGGCGTTAGAACAAAAGAACTTAAAAGCAGAAGAAAAAGCAAAACAAGTAAGATTTTTAATGTTGTTTATGCTAATGGATGATTAAATGAGCCAAAAATACCAACTGTTCCAATATTGCCCAGTTGCACAAAAAGTTGTCCCAATAGCAGAAGTTCAGCGGCGCGTACAATCCAATGCTCGTGACCTGTTTATACAAGACGAGATGGAGCCGACACGCAACCCGCTAAACCCGAAAGAAATCTATACCAGTAAATCAAAGCTACGGGCGGCGTATCGCGCTGCCGGAGCTGTTGAGGTTGGTGATGCTTACGACAAAGGATACATCCCTGATCGTGAATCAGGCGCATCTGAACGTAGGCTAATCAGCGAAATGCGAGGCAAACTAATTGATAGGTATAGAAATGGAAGATAACCAAACCCTAGATACATCCGATACTGAAGTAACCGTAGAGCGTGAAACCAGCCCTCTTTCTATTAGAGAAACTTTAAAACAGCAGTTGAAAGAGGTTGATGATAAGCCAGAAGCTACAGAACCCGCTCAAGATACAGCAGAAGAATCCGATACTCCCGCCGTAGAGTCTAAGCCAATCGTTGAGCAACAAAAGCCACTTCTTGCGCCTCCTGCGGATATGAACGCCGCAGAAAAAGACGCTTTTCTTAATCCAACTCCGGCTAATGCTCATATCTTACAATCCTATTTAAACCGTAGAGCGTACGAGACTCGTTCCGATTATAGCCGTAAAATGCAAGAGGTTGAACAGCTAAAAAAACAAACGGCTGGCCTTTACGATACCATTAAGCAGTACGAAGACGAGTACGCAAAGGATGGTATTTCCATAGCTGATGTGACCAGGCGGGCAGTTGCTTGGGATAAAGCGATGCAAACAGATCCAGTAGCAACCGCCCTGGATTGGCTTGATTCCTATGGGGTCAGACTACAGGACTTGCAAGGCTATCAGCCCCAGCAGCAGCAAGCTCCCCAGTACCTAACTAAAGAGGAAGCAGAGCGTATTGCAGAGGAACGCTACCAGTCCATTCAGTCGGAACAGCAAAAAAAGGCTATTGAGTACTACAATCAACAGGTTGTAAACTCGTTTATGAGTAACAAGCCGTTATTCAGGGATCCAGAAACAGCATCGCAGTTAGAGGCTGAAATGGCTCCAGTTGTTCAGGCTCTTAATGCCACAGGGCGGTATTCCTCCCCTGAACAGGTATTAGAGACTGCATACAATTATGTAGTTAACGGCAATCCGACTTTTTCCGGCCTTGTTCAAAAGATGGCCGCAAAGCCGGTAATCGAACAGCAGCAAGCAGCCGTACAAAAGGCAAAGCAAGCTGCTAAGTCAATATCTGGCTCCGCTGGTAGCGGTTCTCCCAGGATAGTCACAAAAACATTACGGGATAACCTGCAACGTCGCATGGGCGGCGAATAGGCTCTAAAGGCCAGGCGGTTATCCCAAACGTATAAAGGATAACCAAAATGGCAAACTTAGAGGAAGCAATCGTAGCTACCCTGTTTGATCAGTCGGACGCTATTGCGGATGAGGTATTGCACCACAACCCGCTTTTGGCATCGCTGGATGAGCAGGGTCTTATTCGTAAATTCTCCGGTGGATATGAGCTTCGCAAGCCAATCATGTACAATGATGCGGCTGTAGGAGGTTTCTACGCAGGATTTGATTCGTTCGATCTTTCAGCTATCGACGATGCAACGGCATTCCGTTTCGCTATCAAGCAGGTATATGAGCCTGTAGCAATCAGCGGACGTGATCGTCGCGCCAACAGGGACGAGGCTATGCTTCTCGACCTTGCTGAGATGAAGATGAAGGCAGCTATTAGCCGTCTAAAGAATACCGTATCAACCTCGCTTCGTGGCGATGGAACTGGTTCTGGTGGACTTGAGTTCGACGGTATCAAAAAGGCTGTATCCACATCGCCTGGTTCCGGTACATACGGAACAATCGATCGTGGTTCGAATCTTTGGGCGCGTAACCTTGCAGTAAACGTAACCCTTTCGGCTTCAAACGTTCAGGAGCAGATCACTGATGCTATCAGTCAGATCACTCGTGGCGATGAGCAGCCAGATTTGGGGCTTATGGATCGTACGGCTTGGAAGTTCCTTCATAGCTCGCTTACGGCAATTCAGCGCATTCAGCTTCCTGCAAAGAAGGCTGTAGCTGGATTTCGTGTTCTTAGCTACGACGGATGTGACTTTGTATTTGACGGTGGATTCGGTTCAGCAGTTCTTGAGACCAATTCCTGCCGACTTCTCAATACTAAGTACTGGACGTTCGATATGGTTCGTGGTGCAGACTTCAAGCCTCTCGCTCCTGAGATGGCTAGGCCGGTTGACCAGGATGCTTTCTTCACAGTTATTATTGTTGAAGGAAACCTCTGCTGTTCTGCTCCTGCACTTCAAGCTGTAATTTACGCTTAATTAGTGGAGGGATAGAATATGTCAATCACTGGATCATTCGGAGTTAATTACAAAACAACATACAGCCTTAGTGCTACTTCTTCGTACTTGAATCTTCCTGCAAAGGTAACGACCGTAGGAAGCTCACCGGAAGGAGAGTTTGTATTTGTTCAAGCTGACGGTGCTATCGATCAGTATGCTTTCGTGAAAATCGAGGCAGATGGTCAAGCAGCTATGCTTACAACTACAAACGCTGGCTCACAGGGGCTTCTTGTTGGCGTAGCTCAAGTAGCTTTTGCTGATAATGAGTATGGCTGGGTATGGGTTGGTGGGCTTAACGGCGGTGGAGCAGGAAAGGGTATTCGAGGCAAGGTAGCAGCAAGCTACGTTGCTAAAAATAACCTTAACACCACTGCAACTGCTGGCGTAGCTGATGATGCTTCAACAACTAAGATTGCTTATGTTGTTGGCTTGGCAGCTACCACTGGAGCGGCTGCTGTAGAGCTTGCGTCTCTTGGTCATCTCAAAGTGAACTAATTAAATGGGGGGTGTAAAAGCCCCCCGTTTTAAGGAGATTTTATGCCAACAGTTACTAATCTTATTGGTCTTGGTATGCCGCCAGAGCAAGCTGTGGAAGTGTCAAACGGCACTTTTTCAGCAGTTACCAGCACTGCCGTTGTAAATGCTACAGCGGGTGGTGTTCGTACCAAAATGGCAGTCAATAACGTAAACGATACGACCCCTACTAATGCAGAACTTACCACTTCGTTTGGTGCTCCTGCGACCGTAGGAACAGGTTTTGTAGGTATAGTTAAAGATAACGATACTGATACTAACTGCTTTGTAGTGGTATCCAACGGCGTTACTTTCTACTACCTCAAGTTTACTAAGGCGCTGTAATTATAAGGGGGGAGCAATCCCCCCGATTTTTTAAGGTGTTATATGGCATATTATTCAGGTAATACCACCACTACTACCCCAACAATGGCGACAGCAACTAGCGTTACCATCGCTACAGCAAAGCCATTTCGCAACTTTTTAATGATTCAAAACAACTCAGCCGCAAATATAGCTATTAGTTTTAACGGCGCTACTCTTACTGGAATAGCCCCAACTTCGACAAACTTTTGTTATGTTTTGCCAAGTACGGCAGGTTCTAATGTAGTTAGGTTTGATCGTGGTTTTGTACCGGCAGGGGCAATAACGGCATATCAGACAAGTGGGTCTCCCATTAACACTGTTACTGTTATTGAAGGATAGTGCTATAAGTAGATAGGCAATTACGCCTATTTACGGAGATTAGATACATGGCACAGATCGATTGGCAGTCCATAATGTCGGGCAATTCCCAACCGAAAAAGCGCTATTCTGGTGCGAATGTTAAATTCTTTTATTCTTACAATGAGAATAGGGAAAAGACAGCAAAAGAAGGGCGTCCTATATTTGATGAGATTCCTTCTATTAGCATTCAGTGGCCTGGGCAGGACGAGACGGTTAGACGTATTGAGCCGCAAGATATTCATGACTACCCAGAGCTTTATGCTCGTTTTAAGGCTGGCTCTGAGCCTGTAACAGAGGGTACGCCCCTGGCAGAGTGGCCGATGATGTCTGGGTCTGCAATGCGAGAGTTGCAGTACCTTGGCTTTAAAACAGTTGAGCAACTAGCCGCTGCTACTGATGATGTAAAACGCAAACTTGGCCCATTGTCTAAGTTTGTTAAGTTAGCCAAAGATTGGCTAGATGCAGCAAACAGCACGCAGAATGATGTTGCCAAAATGAAGCAGCAGCTTGAAAAAGCCGAAGCTAGGGCAGCAGCATTAGAGCACAAGCTAGAGTTGTTCATGCAGCGAGTAGAGGCCAATGAGGGAATTGACCTTCGTCCTGAAAGGCGAGTAGCAGCGCAAGAAGCTATGGAAGAAGGCTTTGATGGCGATGAAGAGCTTGATGAGCCAGCTAAACGGAGAGGCCGCCCTAGAAAAGTATGAGCATAGCTACGGTTATACAAAATGTTGCTAATGAGGCTGGGTATACTGTTGAGTCGAATATTCTTACGTCTCAAGAGACTACAACAAAGCAGCTTTTAGCCATTGCTAACCGTATCAATAGAGACATTTTTGAAGCCTACCCTTGGCCGAAGTGTTTTGCTTCTGGTGCAATTACTTTGGTCAATGGTCAGGCTACTTATCAATTACCTGCTGCATTTTCGTACTATCACTATGAAACGTTCTGGAATAGCTCTACTCGCTGGCGAGTATTAGGGCCAATGACGGAGCAGGAATATGCAGAAATCAGAGGTTTTGGCCTTAATACTACGGTATATCAACGCTTTCAAATCAGAGGTGTTAGCAATAGCGAACTCCTTATCTCTCCGACTCCTGGCACTTCTTATAGTGGCAATATCATTATTTTTGAATATATTGCTGACCGCTCTATCAGACCTAAAACGTGGACAACCTCAACCGTATTTGGAGCAAACACCTATTGCTTCTATAACGGCAATTACTACACGACTACAGCGGGTGGAACGACGGGTGCGACGCCTCCAACGCATACTAGCGGCTCGCAATCGGACGGCGGTGTAACCTGGGTTTATTACGACGGCGCATATAATCAATTTCTTGCCGATACAGATACCAGCATATTCCAAGAAAAGCTGCTTGAGCAGGGAGTGCTAGAGCGGTTTGCTGAAATTCATGGCTTAGATAGCATCAGACCAAGATTTGATGTTCAGCTTAACGAAGAATTTAGTCGCGACCAAAACGGCAAGATTATTTTTGCTGGTGGTCAGGTAAGGGGCAATTTGTTTGCTCGTAACGGTGTAGCTGTATTTGGGACTTGGATATAATGGCTATTGATGACAGCAGATTTATGCCTGAAGCGCCTCCTTTTGCTAGGAGCAACCCGCAAGCATATTACGCTTGGCTTACGAGCAACGGCTTTCCTCATCGTGCAGCTTACGATCAGACTGTAGGCATATTTGGTGCGCCTAAAAGCCCAGAAGAGCAAAAGAGAGATGCTGCAAAACAACAGCAACAGGCAGGATTAGCGCAAACTGGCGGGGCTATAACTGGCGCAATCGCATCTGGTTATATTCTTAACAATGCTGGTAAATGGATTGATAAGTTTACTGGCGCAGAGGCTACTCCTGAAGTTGCTAAACAATTAAGCAGCGGCACACTTTCTATATCACGACCTGTTCCACCTCCAACTACTACTGTTGATGGATCTGGTGCTGTTGTTGATATGGGTGGTGGCAGCGCAGCAACGCCGCAGCTAAGCGGGGAAGTGACTACAATCGACACTCCTGTTGGACCACAGCAAGTTCCTGTTGAAGCGGCAAATGACCCTGGATTTTTACAATCTACAAATTGGAATGCTATTGGAACTGGAGCGCTTTCTGCTCTTGCAGCTTATCAGGCTTATCGTTCTTATCAGTCTGGGGATAAAATAGGCGCTGGAATATCAGGTGCTACTGCCGCAAGTCTTGGGGCTTCTGCTCTTGGGCAAGCTGGCGTTCAGTTTGCGGGGCAACAAACAATGGCAGCGGCAGCTCCATATTTAGGAATTGCTGCTGGTGCTTACGGAGGTTATCAAACTGCTGAAGCTATGAGCGACATGGCAGCAGGAAACCAACGTAATCGAGCAGGAATAACTGGCGGTGCAATGTCAGGGGCTATGATAGGAGGTTCGATAGGCAGCCTTGTTCCTGGTGTGGGAACAGTTGTTGGTGCTGGAGTGGGCGCTGCTGTAGGTGCAGTTGCAGGGGCGGTTGGTTCTCTTACTGGAAGTTCTAAAGGAAAAGGACAAATGCAACGCGATGCCATTCGTGGTGTTTTGCAAGAGCGTGGTTTGCTAGATGAAAAATTCCAAGGCACTTTGGCTGATGGCACACTAACTGACTTTGGTCAGGATGGTTCAAAGCTAAACACTAAAGCCATGAACAAACTACAATCAGAAAATCCAAATGCTTTTGAGTCTACTCAACAGCTTGGCGATGCTATTGCAGCTTCGTACGGTTTTGTTGGTGACAAAGCTAGATCCCTATCTAGGCTTTATGTTCGTGGTGCATTATCCAATGCTAAAGATGATCCAAACACTGCTATTGCTAACATGCAGCATTTTGCTAAACAGCAGGGCATTACCCCCGATCTGCTACAAACTAACCTTACTCAAGCACTAGAAGAGAACAGAATTACTCAAGGCGAGTTTAACAGGCTTAGTTCCGCAGCCCAACAGCTTGTTAGTGGTGGCAGTGCTGGGCCAATGCCACAAGCAGCTGCAATACCTAGACCAGAAAAGGGGCAAGTTGCTAGGCAATCAGCAGGGCTTTACAGAGATGATCAAGGTAAATTAGTGCGAGCAAAAAGTATGAAGCAAGCACTTAAAAAGGCTTACGATAACACCAAAACCAAGGAGAAAAAGTAATGGCAAGGCGTGGAGCAATGACAAAGAATCCTGTCCTTCGTGGTGAGGCTAGAAAAGCTGCTCAGGTAGCACGACGCGCAGCAGAAGAGGGTAGGCCAGAAACTAGCCCTCCTGTTACTGCAAGACCTAGAGAAACTAGGGGCGAGCGCCTGTCTCCTGGCGTATATCGTGGGTCAGAAGGCAACTTGCTAACTCAGGGCGGTAGGCAAATTCAAAGGCAGCCACAAGCTCCTATGCAGCCAGCACCGCCGCAAGGCAGCGGAATGCAAATAGACCCTGGTTATGCGATAGACCCTGGTTATTTTAATCCTGAAATGGGCTCCGTAGGTCAGCAAATGCCAATGGATAAAATGTATCGGTTTCCTCAAATGCCTCAGATGCCACAAGCATCAGCTAACATGGGTGGGCAGTATCGCCTAAGTCCTGGAGTATATGGTACTCGTGATCAAGCAATGCAGCAGTACAATCAGCAGATGCAGCAGATGTATCAGCCAGCAGTGCAAGATGCAAATCAAGCTATGCCCGACCAAGGCGGTGGAGGGCCAGGAAATTTTATTGGCCAGCAAAGAGCACGAGAGCTTGGCTACGTAGAAAATCGCTTTGATGCTGCTAGAAATAACAACTTGTTTAGAGGCAATCCAATCCGAAGATTTGGGTTCTAATTATGGCCTTTCAGGGCTTCACAATGTCACCGCCGTATGGTGGGTTGGATCTAGTAAGTCCAATAGACAATATGGACCCAGCCTTTGCGCTGGAGTTAGTGAACGTGTTCCCTGGGGCTGGCGCTCCTACTGTCAGATTAGGTTATCAGCAAATAGCAGATATTGGGGTGTCTACTCCAATTAAGCTACTTGCCCCTTTGCATTTAAAAGACGGAACTAGCCAGCTTATTGCCTGTACTGCAAGCAAGATTTATTCGATGAGTACCGCTGGCGTGGTAACTGATAAAACTGGCACAACGACACCTACTAGCGGCGATTGGCAGTGGATAACTTACGCAAATAATATTTACTTGTGCAACGGAACAAACAACGCACAGGTTTATACGGGCACTGGTAATTGCGCTGATGTTACATTCACAGGAGTGAGCAAAAGCGCCCTTATTAACGTTACGGCTTACAAAGAGCGGTTATATTTCGTAGAGGCTAATACAGCAAAGGTTTGGTATGGGGGGCTCCAAGTTACAGGAACGGGCGGTGCTCCTGCTCTTACTGCTTTTGATTTTCAGTACGTTTTTACGCGAGGTGGCTACCTTGTTGGTATTGGCAGTTATAGCAATAGTGCAAATGTAGCTGCTCAAGATTACTTTTGGGCTTGTAGCTCCGAAGGAGAAATAGTCTTTTATAGCGGAACTTATGCTGGCGACCCTACAACATGGGGTTTAGTTGCCAGATACTACATAGGGAAACCCCTTGG